GTGTAAAAAAGTTGAACTGATGTGTAGTTTTGCTATGATGTCTACATGGAGCGGCGAGGTGCTGCTCACTAACGGGAGAATTAAAATGACTGTTTTCGATAGGATAGAGTTAGAAGCAAAAAGCGTTAATTTGAGCGAATATGCAAAAGCGCAAAATAGGGCTGAATTTATAGAACAAATCATGTTTGAAGAACAGCTTTATCCTAAAGACCGCACTCTTTATCGTGGCTGCGTTGAGTATTTCGACGAGTTATTGTGGAAAGCCGCAAAGTCGAAAAATCTTATCTAATATCAATCGCGCCCTATGGGGCGCACAACTTTGATGGGAGAACCTTATGTCTTTTAGCTATAACCAGATCGTTGATAAAGTAGAAGAGCTTGGCTTAGATCCATATTATGACATGGACTCTTTGCCTGAGCCTGACCGTGATGACATCCTTGATCATCTTTTCTTATCCTGTGACGCTGCTGATAACCTAGACGCTGCGCTGTTTACATACATGGATGGCGGTGATGCTGCTCGCATGATAGTCGATCTAGCCTACGGCAACCTCGAAGAAATTGGTAAAGCGCAAAAGGTTTTGCAGAAAGCCTTGATGGACACTGCCGCTGGATACCTAAGATCAGCGGTTCGCTCTTATTATCAGTTGGAGAAGTAGCATGATGGAATTTAACTTAGATCAAACAAACGAGCTGCTAGACGCACTGATCATGGGCAGCATGGTAGCTAACTATCCTGAGTTTGTTGAGTCTTACGGTCACGAAGTTGCTGACCAGAAGTTAGGACGTATGTTTAGCCGTGATTGGGATCGCCTCAAAGAAGAGGTCTGGGAGGCAACTTATCCTGCGTATCGCGCCAAGATGTATGCTCAGGCAGCACAGGAGGACGCACGATGCGGAATCTAACTGGTATAGCTGCTGGACTAATTGTTGTCGGATTGTTTCTTATGGCTGGAGGCTCAGACTTTGAGGAGGCTAAGGCCGCTGAGTTCCGCTACTGCTCAGACGTTGCTTTGTGGAGAACGTACCAGATGACTGATGGCTCTAGTGATTACGGTCATCCAGACTACAAAGGCATCTATGATGATGTCTGTAGGGAGCTTGAGCCTCATGATCAGCCTTAGACCTCATCAAACGGTAGCGATTAACGCGCTGCGAGACAGCCTCAGAGCTGGCAACAAGCGAGTAATTCTCAGCGCTCCTTGTAGTATGGGCAAGACCCATATTGCAGCTTTTATAGCCGTTAATGCGGCAGCTAAAGGTAAGAAAATTGCCTTTTTCTGCGATAGGCTGAAATTGTTGTCTCAGACTACTGCGACTTTCGATGCGCTAGGCGCAAGTTACTCAGTGCTTCAATCTGGCGATCCACGTTATAACCCAGATGAAAACATCCAGATAGTAAGCACAGCCACGGCTATCAGGCGCAAGCACTTTGTCTATGACATCGCCATCATTGATGAAGCTCATCAGATGTACAAAGGTCTCTTAGACCAAATGCGAAGACTAAACAACTTAGTCTACATCGGACTTACCGCCACACCTTATAGCCGTGGTATGGGTTCTGAAGGTTTATGGGAAGATCTGATAGTCACTACTACTCCGCAGGATTTGATAGATGAAGGTTGGCTTTGTCCGACAGACTACTATCACGGCAGGACTGTGGATACCTCTGACCTCAAGTTAAAAAAGTCTCATACAGGAAACTCTGATTACGATCCAGAGGAGTTAGGAGCGCGAATGGCAGAGGATGACACCTTGGCTGGCGATATAGTGGCTAACTACGTTAAACACTCTGAGAACCTCACCAAACGCGCTGTATGCTTTGCTCCTTCCATAGCTTACAGCAAGAGCCTTGTTGATAGATTTAATGCAGAGCTAGGCCAAGAGATAGCTGTACACATAGACGGCTACGATGATGAGGCAACCAGACAGCTCAAGTACCAAGATTTTGAGGATGGCGTCTATAAGGTGATGGTAAACAGCCAACTCCTGAATACAGGATGGGATGATAGCGGTGTAAGTATTTGTATTGACTGCAAAAAAACCCGCAGCCTCACTAGCTGGATTCAGCGCATAGGCCGCATATGGCGCATTCATCCTGATAAGGAGCGAGCTATTGTGCTTGACCATGCAGGCAATCTGTCTCACTTTGGCGCTTATCCAGAATCTTTTGTTCCTTCTGAATTGCATTTTGGAAATAAAAACTTTGATGAGCGTAAGCAAGTCAAAAAAGAGCCGAAGGAGCCAATCTTACACAATTGCAAACAGTGTTCAGGAGCCTTTACAGGATTGCGCTGTAAGTGCGGCTGGGAGCTACCTATAGGCACTCCTACGCTCAAGGATGACGGCACAGAGCTTGTCAAGGCAGAGAACCTGTCACCTGCTGAGGCAAGGCGTAAGAATTTGACCAAGGAGCAGAAGCAGCAGTGGTACTCATCTCTCCTGTATTACGGCTACAAGCATAACTACAAGAAAGGCTGGGCTTACCATAAGTACATTGAAGCCTTCTCCTGCGCTCCTAATGGCCTGAAGCAGATAGGCAGGGAGCCAATACCAGAGGCTATGAACTGGATCAAGAGCCGTCAGATAGCATGGAGTAAGAGAGCATGATTAAGTACCACGGAACACCTATTGGTGGCAAAACAACAGACGCTGCTGAATTGCTTAGAGGAAGACACGGCTTAGTAAGTATTGCTCATCCAGAACAATTAAATATTGTCTTAGAAAATTGCCAATCTTTTGTGCTTGATAATGGTGCGTTTACTGAATGGAAAAAATCTGGAAATGAAATTGATTTTGATGCTTATGTAGATTGGGTTAAATCCTTATATCGGCATCCAAATTTTGATTGGTGCTTAATTCCAGACAAAATTGATGGAACAGAGCAGGACAATGTTCAGCTCGTCAATAAATGGCTGAGAATAGGACTAAAAGCTAAAGGTGTTCCAATTTGGCATCTGCACGAAAGTTTGGAATGGCTAGAGTGGATGGTTGATAGATTTGAATGGGTGGCAATAGGAAGTTCTGGTCAATGGGCAACGCCTAATACTGCAAGCTGGTGGTCACGAATGGGTGAAGCAATGAATATCTGCTGCGACTCAGAAGGCAGACCGAGAGCTAAACTCCACGGACTAAGAATGCTAGATCCAAATATATTCACAAATCTGCCTTTGGCATCTGCTGATAGCACAAATGCCGCCAGAAATAACAATCAACTCAGTAGATTCGGTATGTATGCTCCTCCGTCTGCTGGGCAGAGAGCATCAAATATAGCGGCAAGAATAGAGTCCTTTAATTCTGCTCCAATTTGGATGGGTAAAAATCAACAATCTTTGGATTTATTTTAATGAATGACGAATGGTACTCACCAGTATTAGATAGGCTAGACAAGGTAAGACAGCTTGGATCTCACAAGTGGACTGCCTGCTGTCCGGTGCATAATGACTCTAATCCAAGCATGAGCGTCAATTTGCATGACACGCCAGAAGGTCAAAAGCTCGGTATGTATTGTTTTGCTTGCGGCGCAAAAGGTGATAGTGTGGTAGAATCGGTAGGACTCAAAATAGGAGACCTGTTTGAGCGCAGTAAAGAATTTACTCCAGACCGTCACTATCTACTCCAAAAGACCGTAGATGCTGACGATTTTACTATTGTGATATATGAGACGGATAAGGCCAAAGGCCGCAAGATTCGTTACAAGGATCATAAGGAGTATGTGGCAGCAATGGCTCGTAGAGAGCTGAGAACAGCACTAGGTATTCCACAGACTATCATTGAAGTTGAGAAGGAAGAGTTCATCTGATGGCTAGGCCAGAGATAGTGTTTACAGACGAAGAGATAGAAGAGATCAAAGAGCTTGCTCCGGTAATGACACAGGATCAGCTCGCTGAATATTTTTCTATTACTCCCAAGACCTTACGAGAAATCTTCAAAAGAGATGAGCGCGTTTTTACCGCTTATACCAAAGCTAGATATAAGGATGGAGTGCTGGCGGCTAGGACGCTGCGTGACAAGGCTATCATTGATAAAGACTTTGCAAGCCTGAAGCTCTACCTAAGCCAGACGCTAGGATGGACTGAGAAGAGCAGGACAGAGCACACAGGCGTGAATGGCACTCCGATCCAGATGGAAGTTGACACGCACTGGACGATAGAGGTGATGGAGTGAGCAAAGGATCAAGGCCAAGACCGTACAGCGTAAGCCAGAAAGTATTCCAAGCAAACT